TGACTCCACCGGTACAACAACCGGTAAGTACTCCGGTAGACCAACCAGTGACTCCACCGGTACAACAACCGGTAAGTACTCCGGTAGACCAACCAGTGACTCCACCGGTACAACAACCGGTAAGTACTCCGGTAGACCAACCAGTGACTCCACCGGTACAACAACCGGTAAGTACGGATACTGGTGGCCTTGCAAATACTCCAGTATCCCAGCCAACAACAAGTGGTGGATTACCAGTACCTGTTAACCAAGTAACTAATCCTGATAGCAGTGTAACAACTACTTACTCAGATGGTAGCCAATCTACTTCTTCTGGTACAACAGCTATTGGTGGCTTAACAGCTGGTACAAGTACAGGTACAAGCACTGGAACCACTACAGCTGGTACAGGTACAAGCACTGGAACCACTACAGCTGGTACAGGTACAGGTGCAGGTACAAGCACTGGAACCACTACAGCTGGTACAGGCAGTACATCAACTGGTACAGGCAGTACATCAACTGGTACAGGCAGTACATCAACTGGTACAGGCAGTACATCAACTGGATTAGGCAATTTAGGAATGGCTACAACAGGAACAACACAAACTTTAGGAGGCGTGGCTTTGCCAACAGCTAAGACAATTAAGGGCACGCAGATCGCCTCACCTTTGGCCCAATCATATAATGTGCCAATCGAAACATATCAGCAGCCGACATACAACCCACAGTCTTTAGCTGAAATTCAAAATGCCGCTGAAGGCGGATTAATACACATGGCTAGTGGTGGTTCTGCTGATTTTCCAGCAGCTCAGGGCTTAATGCACGGTCGCATGACCAAGCATGCTGATTTATTTGGTTTAGATGGCGCTGCACTAGCACAAGCACCACATTTAGCTGCTGGCGGTAATATGGCATTTGAAGACCGCACATTACCAGAGGGGCACAATCCTCAGTTCTTTAGCGAAGGTGGATTAAATTCAATCCATCACCGCTATGTAACTGGCCAAGGTGATGGCACTAGCGACTCTATTCCAGCGATGTTAGCAAACGGTGAGTTTGTTATTCCCGCTGATGTGGTATCATCACTGGGTAACGGCAGCAATGATAGTGGTGCTAAGGTATTAGACGAGTTCCTTAAAACAATCAGAGAGCATAAGCGTAAAGCTGATGCCAAACACCTACCACCTGACAGCAAGGGCGCGTTGGGTTATTTATTAGAAGCAAAAAGAAAAGCGAGCAAATAATGGCAACAACTGGATCCTCTGGATTAAATAACGCGCTATCAAACACCGCGGTCACCCAGACCACGCTACCGAGTTGGTATGATACCGCGCAACAAAATATCATTAACCAAGCTGGCACAGCGCAGCAGGCTGCTCCGCAGTTTCAAAATACTGCTGCTCAGGGTGCAGTTAATACGCTTCAAGGTGCTAATAATCCATTTACCCAAGCATCTGGCACATTAAATACAATTGCTCAGGGTGCCGCTAACCCTTGGATCGTAGATCAAAGCACTGGTGCTGTAACACCGAATACCAGTACCGCTTTAGGTGGATTATTTGCTGCTCAAGGCCAGCAACTTAACACCATGCTGCCATCTCTCACTTCTGGCGCAGAAGGTGCAGCAATCGGTTCGGGTAACTTTGGTAGCTTGCGTGGTCAGACAGCGGTTGACACTGCTAAGACCCAAGCACTCGCTAATTTGCAAGCACAACAGATGCAATCTGCGTTGCAAAACCAACAGACTGGTGTATCGGCTTCAACCGGTTTGGGCAACGTTGGTGCACAAGGTATTTCTTCTGGTTTAACAACTGGTGCAGCTCAAATGAATGCGCCGTTCCAAGGAGTTACAAACTATGCCAACTTGGTCAATGCAGTCAACGCACCTACTACAGCATCACAGCAAACTCAGTTATCACCATTAAACATGTTGGGTTCAATTGGAAGTGCTGGCACTGGTTTATTAAATAGTTTGTTACCGACTGGGGTATCTGGAACTTCGGGATATAATCCGGGGGTTCTTAACCAACTCCAAAGTTTGTTCCCATCGCTTTTCGGAAGTAACAGTAGTGGTTCTAGCAATTCTATATACAACCCAAATATTGTGTCGACCGGCGGTAGTGGTACAGTTACAACCAATGACGGACTTTCAAATATCAATACTGGTGGTACTGGCGGTACATCTACTGTGGTTGATAATACAACCGGGCAAGTATTAAACACAACATCTAACCAAACTTTGCAAGACCAGCAAGTTGCTCAAGATCTACAACAATAAGGAATAATTATGGCAGGCTTAGACAATATTCCAAAATACGAAGATGGTGGTGAAGTTGTGGTAACCCCAGCAAGCGTTAAGGGACAACCCACCGTTGCTGGTAAAGTTCCACTTGACCCAACTGAAACAGCTAACATTTTGGCTGGTATGCAACAAATGCTTGACGAGCGCACTGGCCCAATGGCTCAGTTTATGAGCGGATTAAAAGATGCCGCAGCTTGGACAGCCGGTGGCGCACAGGGCCCTAGTGAAGCGTTAAACCAACGCGCTATTGTAAAAAATGCCGAAGACAAAGACCTCATGGGCATTCGTAGCCAAATGGCTACTTACCGCAGCGCTGCAGCTCAAAACGAAATAGCTAAGCAACATCTTCAAAATTTGATGGGTGGTTCTGGAACTATCCCTGGCATTGCAGGTACTGCTTCCCAACACGCTAAATTGCTAAACGATCCCAATATACAATTACGTATGTCAGCATTACCTGAATGGGATTATCAAGGCCGTTTAGATATTCTTGGCGACGCAGCTAAAACTGAATTTGGTAATATTTCTAAGAGCCGTTCTGAAGCTGCTTCAAACACTCCGCAGGATTATATGATCCCGGGTGTTGGTCCAATGCGCATGACTCCAAATCAATTTAATGATTTACCGCAAGATATTAAACAGAAAATTGAAATGGAAACCCTTAAGCAGTTTGGTAAGTTGCCTGGTGCCCCTGTAACTGGTACAGCAAATACCCCATCTGCTGCTACGGGAACTCAAACAACAGCCCCAACTGGTGATGCTGCTGCTGCACGTGTCGCTACTAATGAGTCTGGTGCTAATCCAAACGTCGGTTACCATGACTTGTCTAAGAGCTCTGCTTACGGAACTTATGGTATTACTAAAGGTGCTTACCAAGACATTCAAGCGGCTAATCCTAAATTCAAAGATCGTCCAATTACTTCACTTACTCCTGCTGAGCAAACTGAAGCGTTTAATACGTATCGCCAGTTATCTGGTAATCGCTTGTCACAATTAGGTGTTGAGACTTCACAGCCAAATTTAGACTTGGCGCATTTCTTGGGTGCCGATGGCGCTGCAAGATTCCTAAAGAATGGCACCATTAGTGACGCAGCTGCCGCCGCTAACGGCGGTAGAGAAAAAGCAACGGCAATTGCTCAAAGCCTTTTAGGTGGCAAACCAACTACCGTATCCCCTGCTGCAGGACAACAAACTGCCCCATTGCCTCCTCACCCGTCAACCATTAAGCCTGCTGCTCCAATCGGTGCTGCTACTCCTACAGTTAATGAGTGGGATGACAACACTAAGATGTTGCCTAAGAATGAATGGGACGACAATACTAGAATGTTACCAGGCCATGCTGCTCCTGCCGCTGCTCCTGCCGCTGCTCCTGCCGCTGCTCCTGCCGCTGCTCCTGCCGCTGCTCCTTCTCTTTCACCAATCTCTTCTGCAGCTGCAGCTCCGGCTCCGGCTCCGGTTGCTACAGAGCCTCAGCCAGATCCAGCTAAATATGGTAGTAACTATGAAGCATTTAAAAATGATTTAGCTGCGTGGCAAAAACGTCAAGAAGAACGTGCTAAAGGTCTTGGAACTGCTTCAACTAAGACAGCTGAGCAAGATACCGATAAGAAAAATGAGTATCGTGATAGCCTTGATACAACTCAAAAAACTTTTGACCAGTATGACCGTTTATTGAGTACTTCTAAAGGTAACTCAAATGCGTTTAATTTGGCTGGTGGTTTTGTTGGTTCTGCAGCAGCTAAAGTAACACCGCAGTTAAGCTCAGACCCTTCTGAACACCATGCAATTGCTAGAACTTGGTTCTCCAATAGTCCATTGTATACTCACTTTAAAAATATTGATCAAGGTGCTGCTGAAGCACAAGCTGCTTGGGCTAAAAACTTAGTGCAAGGTGCTGGTGGTCGATTGACCAACGCTGATTTGCAACTTGGTAAGCCTGCTAAGGGTGTTGGTGTTGAGACTACCTATGAGTCACACATGGCAAACTTAGCTAAAAACATGCAAGATATTCGCACTGCGTATTATCGCGCAGTTGAGTTCCAAAAATGGGAAAAACAACATCCTGAAGGGACAGCTGCCCAGTTTGAATTGACACCATACTATCAAACTTATTCTAAAGTGGATGCTGCAAGGGACGTAGCTAAGAAGTTTTTAGATGTTCCTGAAGTTATTGGTAAGGGTAGTGATAAATACATTCACAAAGATACAAACGGCAAACCTTATGTAATAGTTAACGGAGAGGCTTACCCACTATAATGAGCGACGATAACAGATATACCCCGCTACCTAAAGAACTGCATACCCACGACGCTGGGGTAACTCCCCAGCCAGTAGTTACTGAAGGTAATGCTGGAAACTATGCCCCAGTACCGATAAACCAAGTACAAACTGGTGGTGAAGACCCGCAAATAAAACATCCTTCTGCCTATTCTGCTAACGATTACGGTTTAGTTGGAGCTGGTTTGGGTCTTACTGGCGCAGAAACATTAAATACGGCAAAATTAGCTGGTGAGAAATTGGGCATTGTTCCGCAGAGTTTGCAAAGATATGCGGATACTCAGATTGGGCACAAGTTTAATCTCCCTTTGGAAGCATTAAAAAAGGAAGCTGGGGTGCCTTATGATTTGGAAACATACCCACTAATTCAACGTGCAATTAAAAAGGTATCGGGTTCGGAAGCGGTTCCAGATGCGTACAAAAAAGTATATACTGTTGGCCCAAATGGTAAGCCTGTGTTTAGCCACATGGAAATTACTCCGGGCACACCTGAAGTCCCTCCGGTTGACCTTAGCAAATATAAAAGAACCCCAATGCAGATTGCAAAACACTTTGGTGAGTTGCCTGTGCGCGCGGGTGTAGCTGGTTATGATATTGGCCGTGGTCTTAGCGATCCTACTTCCATTGGTGGTTTGGCTGACATCGGCGCAGGTATTTCTGCCGCTGCAGCTCCGCTTTTAAAAGGTAAAGCAAAAACTATTGCTAACGTAGCTGGTGCATTGCCTATCGTTGGTGGTCTTATTCCAGGTGCTAGCGCTGCTCCATTAAAGCCACATGAAGTTGCTGGTACTGCTGTTGACTTAGCCACTGGTTGGATGTCACCTACTGAGTTAGGTAAAGGCACAACGCAACCTGAAAATGAAGCATACTATCCCGGTATGACTGGTATTTTACATGGCACAACACTTCCACCCGGCCATGCCGAAGGGGGTGACATAAAAAAGTCTCCGGCCAGTATAGCTGGCACCCTACAAGAGGTTGGTACAGTACAGGGACCTAGCCTTGCATCAAAGTGGGCTGAGCACTTAGCCTCACTGCCACAGACCACAGAAGACAATCTGCGTCACCAGCAAGACGTAATGAACCGCGCCATGCCTATCAGCATGAACAACGGCAAACTTGAGTTTGGTCAGGCTGACCCAGAGGCAATGCGCGAGATGACCGACATGGTATCTGGTATTGGTGGTATGACTAAGGTTGTCAAAGATCCGATTATCAACGCGCTGTCAAAAGTAATGGAGCCGATTAAAAAATCTGGCGCACAACTGGCACGCGAGGCTGAGTACGTTCACGATGTAAGACCAACACACAATTTCTCAGAAGCACCAAAAATTAGTATCCAGGACTTACAGGGTGGATACTTAGTTGGTGTCCCTGGAGATAGGTCACTGGCAGGGCACTCATTAGTATCTGTAAACGGTGTGCCGCTTAGTAAAGATACTGGATTGTACGGTGGCCCGCGTTATGGTCAGCGTAAATCTGACCTTGGTGAAGATACATTTTGGGCATCAAAAAGCGGCGCCGCAACTGCGCTGCAAAACAAAGCAAGAAGAGCTGCGGAATTAGCTGGGGATAATCCAGTGTTTGGTATGTATACTGCCATGGCACCAGACTCTTCTAACTTTGCGTTACACCACACAGAGGCTTTGGTAAATCAATTAGATGCTTTAAATCCAAACAAAGCTAAATTACGTGCATTTGATAATATGATTCGCGATAGCTACCCAGAATTTTTGGGTATGAACCATCCGGAAGTAATGAATCAATTTGCTGCCAATTCTGAATTAAGAAAGCACGTTGCTGACAGACTAAACAAAACTAAAATTGTTGCTCAGTATGATATGCCAAGTGGTGAAGCTACAATTCATGCGATTACTGACCCAAGTTTAAGAAACGTAAAGACTGGTTCTACTGGTTATTCTGTTGGTGAATTAAATCCTTTTGCTTCGCTGACATCGGAAACAGAACATCCGACCTACGACACAAAAATTCCGGGTAAGTTTAAAGGTCAAATGATTGCGCAATTACCTTGGGAACATTATTTCCCAGACGCAGCTAAACAGATTGCTGCTGACCCAAAACAAGCACCCTATGCTTGGGGCACCTTCAAAATGGGTGACTACAATCAACCTGTAACTCAAGAGTTAGTGGATAAGATTGCACCGATTGAAGAAATGGTTAAGTCAGCAGCCAAAGACTTTGGGTATGAAAATGCAGTAAAACAAATGGCTGCTCCAACTACCGCTGCAGCACCAGCGGTTAACCGCATCAATATGAATTACAAAGATGTTACTAAGCGCATTCCAGAGTTGCAAGAGTCTGCACAACAAATTATGGCGGGTACTGGTTCGCGTGAGGCACATGAGGCTTTAGTAAATACACATAAGCCTGTATTACCTTTTGACTTTGTTCCTAAGCCAGCAACTCCGGAAGAGGCAATTGGTGCGCTATCAGCAGATAAAAAAGATCTGTATGGTGTCCCATCCAAAACACTACAAGCCGGTCACCCCGTTGGTTTACGTTTAGATATTCCAGCGTACTCTAATCACGGAGTATGGGTTCCGACTGTGCATGAGCAGGCCTCTGGCTTTGGTGCCGGTAAGGCAATCGGGCATGAGAGTGTTGCTTCTGTTTTAAATCCTCAGTTTGGTATGTCAGATAAAGCAGCACTCAGTATTGCTTCTGGTAAACCAAAAGGCACTATTGCAACTATTAAAGGTAACTGGAATCCAGTTGACCAAGAGCAAGCTGTTGCAAACGCTCAAGAGTATTTAAACCATCCTGACTGGCGTCAAGTTGGTATGGACCCAGAGCGTCATGGTTATTTTTATGATCGTGAAACAATGGAGCCAATCACACATGCCGAAGAGGCGCTGCAGATTGGCCCATTGGTCCTAGCTAAAAAACCTGTTTACGGCAACAAAGAAGATTTTAAGTTTGCTGATGGTGGTTTAGCTCACTTACGGTAACGCTTACCGTGCCAACCCTCCGCAGCAAGAGGAAAGTCGGGAGCCCACGTTGGTGGCGTCGTCATAATGCGTATGACGTCAGCCAACGCGGACTCCGCGCTTTGTTCTTCAACTAGGAGTAGTACCTCATCATGGATGCTGTTGATCACCTCGTAACCGGCTTGCTCAAGGTTAAGCATAGCCACGGCAAGACAGTCCCTAGCGGTACCTTGCACCGCGGACTGAAAAATAGAACTACCAATCAAAGCGTTCCTGCTCCACTGCCGGGTGTAAGTGTTCTGGCTGTGGACAGTGACGCCCAGCTTCTGGCTACCCCACGGAGTGGTCAGCAGCTCGAGCTCTGGCCTCTGCCAGCAGATAAGCCTGCCGCTGGGTAACTGCATCCACAATGCGTTCTTGGCAACCTTCAGTGCAATCTTACTGCCAGCACGGAACGCAGTACCGGGATTGTTTACTGCATCAATCGAGGCAGCTTCGCACGCTGCCCACAACTCCTTCACTCGCGCATACGAACTGCGGTAACCATCTACTGCGCTCTTGGCTTGCGCCTCACTCAGTTTGACACCCATTCCTTCAGCATACTTAACCAACCCTTTAGCACCCTGACCAAACATCGCGCCGAGGACAGCTGATTTTGATACCTGGCGTTGATCCTTCGTGACTTCATCATAAGGGACTCGGTATAGGCTTTCTGAAGCGAACACTTTGTACTCATCTAATCCTTTCCGGAACAATTCGACTTTGTCGTTTTGTCCTGCGAGCCAAACCCCAACTCGGTTTTCAATTGAGCTAAAATCCACGTCAACGAAGGTCTTGCCGTCAGGAGCTTTGATTGCCGATCGAACCAAACTGGATAGCTCTTGCATGGATCCTTGTGCTTGCTCAAATACCAAAGGTATTGCCTGTTCAATTTGTTCATCGCCGATTGTGGGGCGCGCAATATTTTGGAGATTGAGCCCACCACGCGATGCCCAGCGGCCAGTACTAGCGCCATGATATACCAGTGTATTCCTAATACGACCATCTCGTTGTATCTCCATCATCTTAGCGTACTTAGCCACGCTAGTTTGGCTTCCTTCTTGGCGTAATTCTAACGCCCGCTTAATCACCGGGAATATGTTGCATTGCAGCATTTTTGAAACGGTCTCTGCGGTCAAATCGGGCATTGGGGCATGCGGTATCATCCTGTTAATCCATGCCAGCAATTTAGCCCTCTCAGACGGCTTACAACCGGTCAAGGTGAGGCATTCGTTGTCGATGGCTGCCTGGGCATCATTGACTGCCTTAACAGCGTTGTGGAGCTCTTCTGGGTCCACAGGAACGCCTCGAAGGTTAATCCGCTGCGTGAGGGTCCAGACATCCTGTTCCTCGGCTGTAAGAGGCCTTAAAACGCTTCCTATGGCCATCTCTGTGCGTACGTCTCCCATACAATAGTCATACATCTGTTTCAATAGTACAGGATCCTGGTTAAATGTACCATCTTTTTGAGGTTTGCATAATTTTTGAATAAGTCGTTTACCAATTGGGTCTTTTTGTTCCGACGTGCCTAAAAATATAGCAGCATCTTCCAGGCTCTGTGGCACGTTATTAGCTGCAGCAATTGCCATAGTATCTATACAACGCTCTAACCTAACATCTAATCCCAGCACATACTTCATAATGTGCCATTCAAACATAACATTCCAGCCTTGAAACCACGTTTTGTCCTCAAACATAAACATTGGTAGTGCTGTGTTGGGAGTCCACAATCTAATAGGGCCATTGTCAATGGAGTATGCCATACAAATAACCTCTGTGCTGGGGTCATTAGCATAAATATCTAAGCCATAAGTTGGTAAGTCCACGTTACTGCGAACCTCAAAGTCCAAATTAACTAACATCACATATTTCCTAAAATTTTAAAAATAGGTTTCAGAGTTTCAATGCCCCATTCGTTTAAGGCCGCATTAACAGCAGCCAAAACTACTCGAGTATTTTCTGGTGAGTAATCTCTATTGTTGCTATCTATTCTATCTAATGAAGGTGCGAATGGGTTTACATGATTTTTTGTTATGGGTTGTAAATCAAAAGGTAATCCAGTTAATTCACACCTACCCAGCAAAATTTTAGATTCAATCCATTCTGGTGTGATAGACATAGCGCCGCCAAAACGAATTGCTCGGTGTTTTGCAGCATTATATAGGAATGAACTTCTTGATTTGGGGTCTAACAGGCGGTTGGCGTCATGTGACTTTTTACAGTCTTTACACCACCATTGAAGGCCGTCTGATGTGCTTTTCCGTTTAGAAAAACAATTCAAAGGTTTTGAGATTTGGCATTTATTGCAGGTTTTCACGCACACTCCTAAGGATAAAGCTGACGTATCAGCGGGAACTTCTATTCTACTCTTACTAATACGCAAAAAAGGGGGCCGAAGCCCCCAAAACTCACCACCATGTGAAATAATTACTTAAGTCTATCTATTACCTGTTGCTTTTCACTGTTTGATAGACGTGTCCAAGCTGTAATCTCTTCCTTTGTTCGCTGACAGCCGCGGCAAACGCCGAAGAAGTCAAGCGAACATTTTCCGACACAGGGGCTTGCCACATCCACGCAAGATTCCAATTGAGAAGATTGAGTGGAGGGCAATCCCATACCTTAGATCTCACAGACACCGGCAGCACACGCTAACATTTGAGCGCCCTCTACGTTGTCTGTGTTCTCTGACAGCAAACTCCAGTCAATGGTTGGCATCTTAGCCTTGAGCTCTTCGTACTCTGCCTCTGTACAAGTCTCGTACGGAGCCTGACGGTATGTGCCACCGTCATACGGCAGGTAAGACACGCCGCTGATCTCGTCAAAGTGATCCCATGTCCACGCTCCTACTGATGGCCAATCCTTCTCTTCGACCGAGATGGTTACAGAAGGCTTGTGCTCACACCAGTGGCGCTGGTAGGTCAACCACAGCTGCAAGTGTGCCAGTGGTGTCACTTCGTCTCTGGTGATTCCGTCTGGGGCTTTGATTGGGAAGCTAAACACAGTTGTCTGAGTTGGCTTGTAGACACAGTCTTCCGCTGGAACTCCTTGGCTAACCAAGAATTGGCTGAGAGGATCTTTCTTATCTCCTCGTACTCTGCGGATGTAGTATTTAGCGTGTCGTGGGTGGATTCCCGAAGCTGAGTCAACGAGCTGCGAAACTGTGCCACTTGGTTTAACACATGTAATTGCTGCTGATACAGGGATTCCAAGTTTTGTAGCAAACTGTTCATTTGCATCTCTTGCTGCCAGGCGTAGCTCTGCGAGGAGTTCATTTAGTTCTGGTCCTTCTGTTGTAAGGAGTGGGTTATCGTAGATTCCTGTAAGGGATACTCCCAATAAGCGTTCTTCTTCGGTATTTCTTTGCCACACTTTTCGCAAGTAAGGAAATTTAGTGAAGGTAGCTTGTATGGTACCGAGTATTGAAGCGAGACGCACTTTTCGCAGCAAAGTTTCTTTGTTGTCGTCATGGCGTACTACACATTCACTAAGATTACAGAATTGGTATGGTCGCAGAATGATCTCTGAGCACGGATTTGTTCCGAACTCATAATTTGGATCACGATGCCCGTATTTTTCAACCGTCTTTTTAGCAGCCTCCCGATTAAAAATGCCTCGTTCACCGGAATGGGAGTTGTAAAGTGACAGCCATTCTTCCATGAACTTTCCGACAGTAGGTGTTTCGTTATACACCGCACTGTTGTTCGCAAGAGCGCGGTGTGGTGCTGTGTCCCACCATGGTCCAGCTTTTGCATGACGAATCCTTTCATCATCAAGATCAGATAACGAGATCATTGCAGAGCGACGTACGCCACCCACTACAACCACCTCACCAATTTTACACATAAGATCGTGGCACTCTAACGAATGCAGTTTGCGACCCTGCGCGTGTTTAAACATATTAACAGCAAACTTAAATAAATCTATTAATGGTTCTGGCCCGGAAGCTCTTCCACCAAAAGTTTTGAGTCGTGTTCCGGCAGCTCTAACGGTTGATACGTCCCACTGGGGAATTTCCCCGGCGTATAAGTGTGCGATGAGAAGACGCAATGACTTGGCCCATCCTTCCTTAGAGTCGTGGACACTAATTGTCCCCCCAGATTCAAATAACTTCTCTGGCACTTCAGGCAGTTTATTAATGTATTTACTCTCAACCGAGAAGCCGACACCCGTTCCGCATAACAATATAAACATGGCTTCATCAAAAGATTTAACATCATCGACAGGTAAATACGAACAGTTGTAAACACATGTGTTATCACGATCTGCACTCTTTCCTGCCGTCATAACAGCGCGCATAGACGGCATTAGTTCAAGGTTATAAATGGCACTACGCAATTCTGTTTTTAATTTAGTGTCTTCACTAATCGCTGGTGTGCGACTAAAAATATAATTGACGTAGCGGTCTACTGTTTCATCCCAAGTCTCACGACGACCTTTGTCATCTTGGTAACGGGCATAACGGCTGGCGGCAATGTACTCTTGATACTGATCCATTTATTTTCTCTATTGTTATATGGTTGATAAAGGGCAAAAAAGCCCGACGCAGTTTCTACGCCGGGCCGCCCACTACATGGGTACTACTTAAATTGCGAAGTCTGCTGCTGCGGATGTTGCGCCGCCTAACTTCTCACCATCCTCCAACTTCTGTACGTTGTTCAAACCACAGGCGATGCCCTTAGAACCTTGTGCATTGTATGGATAGAAAGTGATTGAGGCACGGCCATAGCAACCACTGTAGAACTCATTCATATCCATGATTGGATTGAGGTCAGCATCTACAACACCGGGCTTTTGTGCGCTGTTGGCATTGATAAAGTATGAGCCTGCATATGCTGGGTCATCTTTCTCTTCGTCGCCGTCGCGCAAGCCGCCCTTAAGACCCTTAGGTACTGCGCCACCAAAGTAAGCAGCTGCACCTGCTTTAGTGTCTTCGTACGCCTTGGTAATCTTGGCGATAGTTTCCTTATCAGACTTAGGAATAATGATTGATACTGAATACTTCGGTGTGCCGCCCTCAACTGATGCTTTTGGTTGGAACACGTTAGCGTATGAAAAACGAACTTTACCAGTTACGATTTTTACTTTAGTGGCTTGGGTCATACAATTTCCTTATTAACATTAGTACTGGTCTTCAATAGGTGCCAGCACGTCTAACCTTTTACTGTTGTTACTAATACGCAAATCAACTACTTAATATTTCATCATATGAAATAGTTTAAGCGTCATACAAAATACCTAACTTGCTCATTGCTTGCTTCATTGCTAAGGCCCTTAAGAAGTCTGTCCGATACTCCGGCTCTTCCAAGATGTCTGGCTCTATGGCAACAATTTCTAGGATTTCGTCAATGGCGTCTCTAATCTGCTGAACGCCTTCTCTGTATCCACTGCCTGGTAGCGCGTTAAAATCAAATACAAACTTCTCTATTAACAGGTCCGGTATATCAAACTCCGAACCATAACACGATACCATCATACTGTCTCCTATTTTACTTGGAGTACCAGTCCCACGTTGCCTACGGCATACCCAAGGAACATAATGCCAGTACCCATGCCGCCTTTAATAAACTGGTCTACAGCTACAACAAAATAGACCAACCCCATTGCTGCTACTAACCAAGTACTCATGCAAAGTCCTCCTTCGCATCTTCTTTGGCCTTGACCAGTTTAGGCGAACCTTCTGGCCTTTGAACCAAGTCCCCCAGCCAAGTCTTAACCTGCTTGTTTAACTTCTCCAGCTGGGCCAATGACTTGAGCTTTGGCTGCTCCCAAATAACTGCTGGGTCCATTCCCTTTTCTACTAATACTGTTGCTGCTAATGCGCTATCTGAAATCTTACGGTGCGTTGTTGTAGTTGACAGCTTGTAGCCCGGAGGCACGATGTTTTGTTCTACCGCTCGAGATAGTGCGTAATCTTCTACGTCACTAACCCAAGTACGCAACTGCTGCGCCTTGACTAAGACTTCGCTGACTTCTTCTTCGTCGAGGAGGGGCGGGTCTTTGAACTCTTGCTTGGCGAGCTCGGTGTTGAAGTCTGAGCGGGCGCGGCACTGCGCTTTCGCCCTGCAGAACTGGCACCACTCACCGGGAAGGAACTCACCGCTGCCGGCCCACGCTTTCTTGGCTTTTGGCTTGACGTAGTAGTTTGCCCAGTCGATAAGTTTGGCAATACTTGTCCCGTCAGTGGAAATGGAATCGAGGCGGGGTTGGTGGATGGTGTAGCTGACTTCTTTGATCTCCGGGTACTCTTCTTTGAACTTGGCGTAAGCTCCGAGCGCGTAGAGGCGGAGCTGCGTGTTGTCTGTTGCGGAAACGGCCACCCCCTTTCCGAACTTGAGATCACAGATTCGGATTGAATGCTTTGAAAGTATAACGACGTCTGCAGTACCAAATCCATCAGGTACCCAGTCAGAGAAGTCCACACGCTGTTCAAAGAGCGGAGTATCGCCTTCGCCAATTTGACTACGAACATATAGAACGTAATTATCGACGTGAGCCTCGAAGTCGTCATTGTAGTAGGGTGTGTTTTTAATGATTTCGTATTCTTTTTCATACTCTTCAATTCCAATTTGTCCATAGTAATGTCGTAGTTTAATCTCCCCAAGAGAGTGGGCCATGGTCCCTTCCTGCGAAAAATCAAAGGAGCCTGTAGCACGTTTTTGTTCGGGGAGCGTTGCCTCTAGTCTAGCTGACGGTGTGCAGGATAGCCATCGTTTGGATCCTGACGCAGATAGTATGGCATGTGCGGTCATATTATTCTTTCAATTCGTTTTTAGGTATATTTACTAATACGCAAATCGGGCACTTTTATTCGGAATATTTTTTAATATATTCTTGGGCGGATTGCATAATCTTGATTGAGTCTCTAAAGCCGCCCAGACCACGGTTGCAATGATTGCAAAGCAGCCCTCGCACCTTGTTGGTGGTGTGGCAGTGGTCTACGTGGGGGGTTTTTTCCGGCACAAAGGGCAGTTTACAGATTTCACAGGCGTTGTTCTGCGCGTCTTTCATTTGTTGGAATTGCTCTGGCATCACACCATAGTTTCTGGTACGAGCTTTATCCAATTTTTCAATACGATTTTTTTGGTAATATTCTTTTAGGCAGGCATTGCAATGGAACCGGTATCCGTCTTTCTTTGTTTTGTCTTTCAAAAATTCAGAATATGGCTTTACAATCTTGCACTTAGAGCACTTCTTCATTGACACCCTCACTGGTAGTTGGTGGGTAGCCAGTGAGTGAGCACTGGCAGGGCCGCTAAGCCGATTCCCCTTTGAATTTTACTTACTTAATTTTTCGATTAGCTGAGAAACTTCCAAGTCAAAATTTACTGCTATTTCTTGTTTGACATTGGCCTTGATTTCTTGACGGTCTTTGTAGTCGTCAGGATATTGGCCACGTAGCGCAATCTCTGCGACGCGGCTGTTAAATGCCTTGTTGTCGATGTTGGCGAGCATCATGTTTTCCCAGTACGCTTGGCCGTATGTGGTGGCCATGGACATGGTCTCGGCAAAGAACTCATCTTCTTGCTTTAGGCGAGCTGCTACGTCTTTGCTAATACCAATTGCGGCGTACATTGCCTTTTGGGACGCACCTACTTTACCCAGTTCTAAGATGGTCTCTGCCATCTCAGGGGTAAACTTCTTTTTGTTTGAGGGTGATTTTTTAGCTACCACATTTCCACCTTTTTAGAGCTGCTGCTTTGCGTGTTGGTTTACCGTTTTCGTCCTTCATAGGACCCTTTACGCCTGACATGCGAGCGCAGAATGAATCTTTACGTGCACCACCTTCGGGTTGTGGCGCCTTTAAATTGCTGCCAGTAGCTGCGTTATACTTAGCACGACCCTTGGCGGTAAGCCCAGCGCCCTTAGACGCAGGCAGTTTTTCACCACGACCAATTGCAAGCGATACATTTTTCTTAGTTGCCATTATTTTTTCTTAGCTGTCTTCGCAGCTTCTTTAAATTGTTTTGCTGTAGGCGCACCCTTGGCGCCCGGCTTGCGCATCTTCTCGCCTGAGCCTGCCTTGATGCGTGCCTCTTTAGCGTGAATGTTTGCGTATAAGCCGGGTTTAGTTGCCATAATGCTTTCCTAGAATATTACTGAAACGCCTGATAAGCGCTTAGCTACATTGGTTAGTTCTTTGGTTGTTGCGCCGCTGACAAACTCATTGATCTCGATTGCTTTTTCAATGACTTCGTGCAGGGTTGGGTATGATGGGGCCAGCTCTTCGGTCTTCTTGGTAGTCTTGTTTAAGAGCTCCCAAGCTGCCATGTTGGCCCTGTATTGTTCTTCCAAGAAAGTCTTGGCTGTGTTAAATACGGAAAAGCGTAGTTCAAATGGATTCATGTAATTCTCCTGTGTGTGATGTGTGTAAATGCCGTCTTTCCGGCTGTCAGGCTTCTTTACGCCAAACAGAGGCGTCTCACGACGAGCTCCTATATCTACTAATACGCATTTTTAGGATAAAGCGCCCTACTCTGGGATGATGATCTTGCGTACTGGCTTTTCCTTCTTCTTTTGCTCTTCTTCCATCATCTTTCTAAAAGTCGGCATCATCTCATTGACGATACCTTTAGTCATGGCTTCGGCCAATAGGCGGTGCTCCATCTCCTGCTCTGCTGTCGTCTTCTTTGTCTTCTCTTCCACTGCTTGGACAATGTTGTTACCAAACTTGCGGTGCTTTAAAAACTGGCGAATAAAGTTATCGTTACTCATCTTTTTTAGGTGCCCCCACTTCTAATAACGCTTTAAATTGTGGCTCACCTTGCGCTTGGATCAAAGCGATCAAGCCAGCGGATGCAACGTAAGGTGCTTGTCCTAAGATGTGGAGGATTGCGTTTACTTGCTTAACGGTAAACTTAAACTCCAAAATTTCATTTTCTAATGGGTCTTGTTTTTGTACTTCGTCTGTCATTTTTTCTTACCTTTCTTTACTGTTCCGCCTAAATTGGCTAATCCTATTGCTGCTTCTCTTCTTGCTAGTTTTTCTGGGTCCGTGCAGTACTGGTCTAACTCAAACTTTCGACAATACGTATCCATCAATTTTTCCATACGCATATCGTGCAGTACCTTAATACCGAGTAAAGCATTTGCTACTTCGTCTTCAGTCATCGGCGTAATAAAATCACAATGATGCTTAAATAATAAATCAATATCTTCACTGGTCTGCCATGCCACCATGATGGCGCCTTCTAAATCAATATGGTTGTTCATTTCATCCTCTTCTTTGCTTTTTTAAGTTCTGCTGCAAAATCTACACTAAACCACTTACCTACGGTTTCAATTGCGGGCAACATTTCTTGGTATGCAGCGATGTCGTCCTCATGCCAAAGTGTTTTATTTTTCAGTGACTGCTTCATGCTAACGTAAGAGTCTGCAAGTGAGTTAACTACTACCTGATCTGCAAAGTCGTCATCAATTTCAATCATCATTTTCCGCACTCCTGTTCGTGGTTAATTCGTTTGGCTATTTCTCTTTCAATGTACCAGCGAGCCTTACGTAAGTCTTCTACTGCGTCCTTCTTCAAATCGCAGCGCCAAATATATTTCAGTGCGTTGCCAAGGTTAAAGCCCATGTGCTCAGTGATCTGAATGCACTCGATGCCACTGGGGTGGGCTGTGTAATGTTTAGGCTGGTTGACTGGATCGTTCATTTCTCATTCTCCTAAGTTCGTTTTCCACAGCGACACACTCTTCCGGGCTCTCACAAACCCAGATTCCCAGTAAATCTTTATATAGGCTAGTGTCAATATCCTCCACACCAGCAATCGTTTCCATAACATATTTGTCCTTGTACTTGTGCTCCACAATAAAGTAGCTCATAGCTTTAGTTCCTTTTTGATAAACTCCACGCCCTTAAGGAAGTGGTATCGCCAATACTTCTCAGACACGTTTGCCTCGAGGTGTGTTAATCCCTCTAAAAACGCCTCTAATACAAACCGCTCCTTGGCTGGCATCTTGTCTGCGATAAGGCGCTTGATGTCCAGTATATCTTCTGCGCTCCACGGTAAGAAGGCCTCTACTAACTCTGTAGAGATGCCGTCGTTATCATCTTGCTCGATAGGGTCCAACTCCTCGTCAGATAGGCGAGGAGTTGCAGCGTGTACTTTGTGTTTGGTTTTTGTTCTCATGGCTACACTAATACGCAATTTAGGTCATCTAAAAGTGCTTCTTGCAAATTTATTTTTCCGTCTAGTACTTTTACTACCTGCTCGTCAATACTATTAGACACCGTTAGGTGATGTATGATAACCGGTTTTTCTTGCCCTTGGCGGTAGATCCGAGCATTCGCCTGGATGTAGTTCTCTGAGCTCCATGGTAGATCGAACCAGACCGTCTGTGCTGTGTTTCCAACGTTGCACTGTAAATTAAGCCCGATGCCGCCGCTTTGCGGGTGGGCAAGCAGCATACGAATTTCGCCACGACGCCACGCTTCAATGTTGTCATCGTCCAGCACCACCGCCTCTGGGAACTGAAGACGTAACCGGTTGAGGCTGTGTTTGAAATGATAGAAGACAAGCGTGGGACTTGAAGATTCTTCCATGATCGACTCAAGGTATTCCAGTTTAGAGCGGTGTACTTCGTGCACGTCTCCTTCTTCGCTATAGACCGCTCCCGATGTGAACTGGAGCAGCTTGTTCGCCAGTGCCGCTGCTGTTGGAGCTGTGATTTTTTCTTTCTTGATGTCAACGACCATGTCTTTTCTAAGTTGGTCATACTTACTCCTTACGTTTTTGTCTAGTTCAATCTTGTGGTATAGCTTGGTACACTCGGGCAGCTGCAGATAATCTTCGGCCTTGAGCGAGTAGCAGATGTCCTGAATCTTCTCTTGGATTTGCATGTCGGCCCCCAGCTTAAGTTTCCAGCTGTATACCACGCGGGTGTGCCGGTTGACTTGGTCTGGCACCATGTACTTGTCCCTAAAGCGGGTGAGGCTAGTCTCTAGGCGTTGGCCTAAGTCCAATATACCCACCTGAGACCAGAGATCGGACATGCCCTGAGGGGTAGGTGTACCAGTGAGGATAATACGCCGTGAGAAGCCCTTTAAATGCTTCTTGAGTGCCTTAAAGCGCTTGGTGCTGGGATCCTTAAAGCGGCTGGACTCATCAATCACTAAGTTAGTAAACACTAACTTAGGCTGAACGTCGCAGAGCCAAGCCACGTTCTCTAGGTTAATCAGGTAGATGTCTGCTTCCGAAGTCAAGCCTGACAATCTCTGCGCCGGTGTCCCCATGATCTTGGCCACTTTGAGGTGTGACAGGTGGTCCCACTTTTTTACCTCGGCGTCCCACACCGTCTCCGCTACCCTCTTTGGCGCGATGATCAAGGTCTTGCCCTGAAATTGTTCCGCAATGATGGTGAGCGTCGTCGCCGTCTTGCCCAGTCCCGGTGGCAGAAAAAGTCCCATGTTCGGGACCGTACGGGACAAATTGATAAGATGCTGTTGGTACTGGTGCAGGTCGGAGCGCTTCACAAATAAAATCCTCTATGTCGTCGTATGTTCGTAAAATATGTACCGGAAAGCCTTGCTCCCCAAACTCATCAAAAACCAGTTCTTGTCTCTTGCTCAGCTTGCCCGTCGTCGTCTTCAGCTCCACGAATAATACTTTGGAGTTCAACAAAACTATGCGATCCGGAACGCCCGATATAGTTGATATGAATTTGAGGCTCATTCCCCCGTTTTGCTTGACCATCTTGTTTAGTCTTTGCTCTACTTGTTTTTCTAGCATGCTTGTCCTTTTCGTGCATACAAATTTTAAATATCTGTCCGGCTAGGTGGCCTGATAAATAGGCACGCGTCTCGCCCACAAAGTTATCCTCTTCGCCTACGTGCTCGGCCAAATGATCCACAGCATGACTAACTTCGTGAGTAATCGTATCAACCAGCTCACTAAGGTTATCATTAACAAGAGATAGATCAAAAACCAAAATAATGATAGCGTCTTTGCCATCACCGATGAGGTGCGTCTCAGCAATCCCGCTGTCCAGTGCATTAGCTTTGAGAGTAACATCGTGGTCCTTTAAGATTTGTTGGAATACCTTGTCGTCAAAACATAGCTTGATGACGTCCGGAAAGAAGCCGACGTCTAGCTTATAGTAGTTGTAATTCTTTTTCTTCTTAACCATTAGTGCCTCGTATTCTTTTTACGTGAGAGCATTTCAATAATCTGCGCCTGTTCATCTTCGGGCAGTTCGTCCACTGGTGTAGAGTTGTCAAAGATCTCACCGGTCTCCGCCAGTTCAAAGATACCTCGAATTAACTTTTCCATCTCTTCTTCTGTAAGATCGTCTTCAATGTCATCAAAACAACCTTCCTCGAATGTTACTTTGAACGGCGGCTTTTTCATTTTGGCTCCTTTGCCTTTTTAACTTTAAGGGCCTCACGCAATTCGTGTGAATGCAGTTTTTTACCTGGTTTCTTTACCTCACCAGCTTTCTTGGCAATCTTTGCAGCCTCTTTGCGATCTGCAAACTGGCCAGTAGAAAGCAAGAACCCACGCTTGTCTGCGTTTTTTGGGCGGCCGGCTTTCTTCTCAATCTCTTCGTGTGAGTAAGCAGGTGTGTCTTTTAAGATCTTACCTGACTTTTCTTTTACCGCTGGTTCAACTACTTTAATCTTTGTTGCCATTTTGGTTCCTTTCTACGTGCCATTTGCACAGGTCTTTGTAATATTTGATGCTTGCTTCATACTCTTTGTAGCGTGTTTCGTAAATCTCTTGTTGTTCTTTTAGGCTTTTGTCCTTTGGCCGCATCACAAGGCCGATCAGAAAGCCGATGAAGAACGCTAGTCCTATCTCAGTCATCTAATTCCCCTACCATTTGTTTTACAGTATCCCAATCAGTTTTTTGTTCAAGATTGCCCTTATGATCTGCGCACCAAAAGCTATTAAGAAACTTATTAGTGTCTTTCATACGTTCCCACTCACGCACTCGGTACTTATATAGTTTAGTCCATGGCATGCGATTTGCTTGTAGTTTAACCCACCACACGTACAGTTTGGTTTTCATAGTTTCACCTGATTCTCTTCTGCCCACAGTAATGCCTCGGCCAGCTCTTTGTACCGGCTGGGGTCTATCACCTCACACTTGCCGTCTGCTGTAAAGCGCAAGAAGCCTTGGCCGTAGATTAGTGCGTTGTGCATGACGTGGTTGTAAAGTTGCACTGCATCTTGTTCGTTCATAGCTCTTCCTCTTTGGTTTCGTTGCTGTATTTAAAGAGCGGTGTGATCTCCGCAACATAGCACTCAAAGTAACGTGCTTGACCCTTTGCAAACTCTCTCGCCTTGTGCAGTGTACCAAACTCGGTTGCTTGCCATGTTGTGTGCAGAAAATAGTTAACATCATCAAGCATTTCTTTTGGCTTATTGAAGTACACCACATACTTAGTGGTTGTGATCTTCTCTTCTTTTTGTTTTGTTTTAAATGGGTTCTTCATATATTTCTCCAATATGTATCGTTGGGGTTAGCCAGCATGCTGGCAATAAGTTTGTCTACAGTGGGGAACCACTGGATGACTTTGAGCCCGTCTGCTTGGTAGATGGTGAAGCTCATTGTTCTCTAACTTTCAACATTTCATCAGCGTATTGATATGCTAACACCGCTGGCTCTTCGTCAACAGAATAGTCGCAGGCCAATATACCTTGTAGTGCTGCGGCTGCAAAATAGTCACGCAAATCCATTCCGTTGTATATGTCATTGTATTTACTTGATGCTGGAAACGCTTTCATTCTATTCTCCTATTCCGTGGGCTCGCTCGATGGCACGGGCGAACTTTAATGCGTCAAACCGCAATTGAAAGTCTCTGTTGCCTTGGTCATGAAACAACCTCAATATCTCTGATTCTAACAGTGGTCTTGCTGTTGTTTGTTCAATATAAATCCAACCGGACTCAACAGAATCATTTGCAAATTTTACTTTAGTTACGCCCAACGCATCACGTTGTGCATCTTGCCGGTCTTGTGTGGTAAAGGTGGTCATTTCTCTTGTGCCTTTCTTAGTATTGCTCTAGCAAAATCATGGATTTCGTATAATCTTTTTTCACCAAATGGCGCACTGACTTCTTTGTATACCTGACTTATTTCCTCATCTGTTAAGTCTAACTTTTTTGTACAATTACACACTTTTTCGTACAAATCGGTGTTTTTTTCAACTTTTTTATTTGCTGGATGGGTGTAGAGTGGAATACTAAACCTTCCTATATTCAAAGTGCTTACTTCAAATGACTCATCACTCATCCACGCTACTGGTTTAGTATTTACTTTGTTATTGCCGTCAGATTTACTTTGTTTTAACGCCTCTATTTCAGCTTGTTGCTGGCGTACAAAGTCTGCATATTGCTGAAATGGTTTGCCTTTTCCATCGCCCTGTATCCAATAAATGTTTTCTAATTCATCAGCTATTTGTTTTGCGTTCATTTCTCATTAGCCTTTCTTAATATTGCTCTAGCAAAATCCATAACATTCAAATCATTAGAAAGCCTTAATCCATGCTGGGGCTGTATTGTTTCTATTGAATTGGCAATTTTGTATATTTCCTCATCTGTTAGTTCACGCATTTCTAATGCTACGGCTCTTTGATGTTGTTCTTCTGCAAAATTTTGAATAAATCTATTTGCATTTTTTAAATTTTCTATTTCAGCTTGTTGCTGGCGTAGCATGGTGGCAGCTTCTTTACTTACTGGACATGGGTATTCTTTTCCATAACAGTAATCTAATTCATCAGCTAGTTCGTTTGCGTTCATTTTTCTTGTGCCTTTCTTAGTATTGCTCTAGCAAAACTTAAAACATTTAATTCATTACATAACCTTACTCCATAAGCTAAATCAATAGGTTCTATTTCAGATGCAATAGCCCATATTTCCCCATCTGTTAGTGTCTTTGCTGGATGGGTGTAGAGTGGAATACTAAACCTTCCTATATTTAAAGTGCTTACTTCAAATGACTCATCACTCATCCACGCTACTGGTTTAGGACTTGGTAAATCAATTTCAATAGTTTCTAACTTATTTGGGTCTATTTCATAACTTGGTTCAGGGGTGTTGGTAATAGGGTGTGCCATTGAATTTAAAGATATTCCATCTTGTTGCTCTAGCTTGGTTGCTATCAAATATCGCAAGTCGGTATTTTCTTTCTCCAACTCTTCAATTTGCTCTTGTTGCGCACGGAGCATAATGGCGGCTTTACTTGCACCAACATACTTGGCGTTTTCAAGGTGTTGAATTATTTCAGCTAGTTCATTTGCGTTCATTTTTTTGTGCCTTTCTTAACTTGTTTTCAACCCAAGTACAAAATTTATCGCCCAGTTTGTATATCCAGCCATCTTTGCTAAAAAATTTAAGGTCGTGGCGAAACTCAATTAGTTCTTTTCGCAATTCGTATTCATCTTTATTCATTTCTCTTGTGCCTTTCTTAGTATTGCTCTAGCAAAATCTATTTGGTAGTGATGCCAATTCTTGTAATTTTTAAACACTTCATCTGCTACTTTTCGTATTTCCTCATCTGTTAGTGTCTTTGCTGGTGGTTTTTGCCATAACACTTCAACAATCCTATGTTCGTCATCTGTATAAGTAACGGCTAATAGTTCACCTGTTTCTTTACTTTTTTGAAGTGATAGGTGTAGTTCTTTTGCTGGATGGGTGTAAAGTGGTGTTGGACTGTCATCAATAGATAAAGCACAATCCAAATCAAAAAATACGCTTGTGTTATCGCCTATTGCAATCCACGCTACTGGTTCATTGTTCATCAGCATCTCCCATCTTCGTCACTAAATAGTTTCACCATAGTCGCATCAGTATTATTCTCATCAACGACAACTGCGATTCCACCGCCCTGTGTAATCCTATTCATGTGTTCAGCCTGTAATGCGGTTGGCTTGTTACCACCAGCCTTACACTCTATCGCTATGAACTTTCCTTTATAGCACACAAGAATATCGGGAACACCACTTGCGCCGTAACCAGCAGTAAACGGCATTGTGAAATAAATATCATTTAACTTTAAAAACTTCTTAACCTTATCTTTAACTTTCGCTTCGGGGGTTGATGCCATTAGCTTTCTCCTCTTAGTTTCATTAGTGATGGATACGGCAACACAATTACAAACCAACTGTCGCTTGATCGCCAGCCCACCTCTTGCATATCCTCATCTTGGCAAATGGATAACAATGCTATCTCATTTACTTCATGGTCTTGCAAGATTTGTTTATGCCTTGCAAGGATCATCGCCATCTTAGATTTGATTTCATCAGGCAACGTCTGCTCATCAAATTCCCTAGTAAACCCATCAGCAACATACAAGGTGTAATGGTTTCCTACACGACGTAGTGGCACACGATACAAGTCCCAGTTATATTGATGCACGACTGGACTTAGATTGTTGAGCATGGTGTGAGCATCCATGTCAGGTTATATTCATCTACACGAGTATAGGTAGCATTGATTACATCGAGGTCATTTAGGTATCCACTAGACTGTGGAATGTAATTTGCGTAAAACTTCTCTACGTTTTTACCTTCGTGGTATACCTTGTGCATCAGCATGATGGGTTGTAGGTGTTCGTGATTAGATAAATCTTTCACACGCACAAAGGGTTTGACTACCTCAAACATATGACTATCTTTGTCTACCATCTTCACTCGCTTAACTGTGCCAATAACTAAATGATTCAAACTATCTGCGCCTATCGCATAGAACTCTGTAAAGAATCTTTCAATATCTTTTTCTTTCTCTTCCTTGATTCTATCTATCTGATCTAATTTGTCAAGTTCTTTTTTACATTTTTCTAAGTCTAATG